CTAGGGACCAAGCAGCAGCAATTCAGGAGATCACTGTTGATACCACCGGGGGAACTGGTGACGGAGAGCGTAGGCAAGTACTGAGAACCAAGTTCAAGTTGGCTGATAAGGGAATGAACCTCGAAAGGCTTGGACGGTATCACAAGTTGTTCACCGACAAAGTTGAGATGTCTGGTGAAGTTTCACTTGCTGAATCTATCGCAAAAGGGCGTAAGGCATTGATGGAGGCGGAGAATGACGACAAGTGAGTCAAAGAAAGCTGAGAACATGGGCTTCCTGCTACAAGCAGGATATGTAGTGGCTCTTGTAGGCTTCTTGGGCTACCTAGCTATGTCTTTTGCTTCAAAGTTCAACCTGGTGGCATTGTGGCCCAAATAGATTCGCCTTGGCTGGCGTGCCTTGGCAATAGCTAGGACCTGAGACCCGGCGAGGCGGGATGCAACGTCGTGAGACATAGCAACCCGAATTAATGGCACTAGAGACTAAACCCTCCAAACCGATTAGACCCACCAAAAAGCAGAATACCGCTTTCCAGGAGATGTGCGCGGATATGGTAAGACTCACGCACAATCCCCTTGGTTATGCCTATTACATCTTCCCTTGGGGTGAGGGTGAGCTTTCCTCTTCTGGCGGTCCTAGGGCGTGGCAGAAGGAAGTTTTGAAGGGAATAGGGGATCACTTAAAGAACCCAGCTACCAGACATGAGCCATATCGGATTGCCATAGCTTCAGGGCACGGTATCGGCAAAAGCTCGCTAATCTCGATGATTATCGCATGGGCTTTGCCGACATGTGAGGATTGCAAGATTATCGTTACTGCGAATACGGGGACTCAGTTGAGCACCAAGACTGTACCTGAAGTCAATAAATGGCTTAGACTAGCGCGTAATCGTGACTGGTTTGACGTGAAAGCAACGTCAGTAACCATGAAAGACCCTGGGCATGAGAAGACATGGCGGGCTGACTTCATCCCGTGGTCAGAGAACAACACAGAAGCCTTTCAAGGTGCTCACAACGTCGGTAAGAGGATTTTAATCGTCTTCGATGAGGCTTCGGGAGTTGCGGACCAGATTTGGGATGTTACGCAGGGAGCTTTGACGGATGAAAAAACCGAGATTATCTGGCTGGCGTTCGGCAATCCCACTAAGAATACAGGACGTTTCAGGGAGTGTTTCGGTATATCGAAGCACCGATGGAAAACTCTACAAATTGACTCGCGTGAAGTCGAAGGGACGAACAAAACAGAAATCCAGGGTTGGGTAGATGATTATGGCGAAGATTCGGATTACGTGCGAGTGCGGGTACGCGGAGAATTCCCGAGGGCCGGGGGGAATCAGCTTATCCCTACAGATGCAGTTGCCAGGGCAAGGCGGCATGTTGCTACGGATTATTTTTCCCTGCCCAAAGTGCTCTCGTGTGACGTTGCTAGGTATGGCGACGATCAAACCGTTATCGGATGGCGACAAGGGCGTAGGGCAGACTTCTGTGTTAAGCTCCGAGGCTCCAGCACTAATCAGGTCACAGAGCGCATAATCCAAGAGATTGAGAAGGCTAAGGCTGCAAAAGAACCTTATGACGCCTGGGTGATTGATGGAGATGGTTTCGGAGCGGCTGTAGTGGACCAGCTTGAGTACCGTGGATACAAAGATGGTCTATTCGAGTTCCACGGAGGAGAGAGGGCTCAGGACAACTCGAAATACTTCAATCGAAGGGCCGAGTGCTGGGGACTCATGGCAGATTGGATTAAGAATGGAGCGCAGATTCCTGACGATCCAGAGCTTGAGAAAGACTTGACCGAACCACTCTATGGCTTCAGTAACAAGCAGCAGATTCAGCTTGAGAAGAAAGAAGACATGAAGCGTAGGGGGCTATCGAGTCCTGATAGTGGAGATATGCTGGCCATGACTTTCTCTGTGACTTTAGCTGAGAGGAAAACCAGGCACGTTACCGAGTATGTTTATTCAGGGCAATATCAGCAAGGCTGGATGGCTTAGAATGCCTAAATGAGAGGGCGCTATCAGAGGACTTAACGGCTAGGGCTGAAGGGACAAGGATAAGAAGGGATACTCTTGACAGATGCAGAAGGGAACGATGGGAGAGATATCATGCCTCAATTCTTAGAGAGAAAACTGAAAGAGGAATACGGAGCTAAAAGCTCTGTTCCATATAAAATTATGAACTCTATCGGGGCAATGAAGGGAAGCCGCGAGACGGCGAAAGGCAGGGCCATGCAGCGTAAGCATGACCGGAAGATGAAGGGCAAGATCAAGTTAAGCGACATGATGTAAAGCTGATGCAGGCAACCGGGAACATCCACCCGGCCAGCGGTATCAGGTAGGGCTGGAGAAACACAATGGCGATTCAGATTCTTCAGGAAGGTTCATTCGATTCTACAATCCGTAATCAGATCAATGCGAACTTTGCTCAACTCATGGGCATCACTACGGGGAATATCTATTACCTCGACCCGTGGCATGGGTTTGATGGGAATACAGGGCAGTACCCGACTCAGGCATTTAAGACTTTGAAGCAAGGGTACGCTGTACTGAGAAGCGGGTACAACGATACCTTGGTTCTGATTGGAAGCGGCAACACTTCAGCGACAGCGAGAGTGAGTTCTACTTTCACTTGGGCTAAAGATGCGGCTCACTTGATTGGCGTGTCGAGTGGTACTCGCCTCTCAGGACGTGCGAGGATTACTCCTAATGCCTCGGACACGGCCTTCGCCAACTTCTTCAAGGTCACTGGAAACGGTTGTCTGTTTAGCGGCATTCAATGGTTCCACGGATTTACCAGTGGGGTTGCGGCAGAGATTTGCATGACCGTGACTGGCTCAAGGAATAAGTTCTATAACTGTGCTTTAAGTGGTATGGGAGACACCACGGGAGCCACGGATACAGGAAGCCGAAGTCTTTTGCTTCAGACTGGAGGAGAGAACGAGTTTGTCAACTGCTCGATTGGCTTGGACACGGTAGTTCGGACGGGAGCCAACGCTTCAGTGGAGTTCAAGAGTGACACGCCCCGAAACATCTTCGAGAACTGCGTGTTCCCATTTCAAGTAGGAGCTGGCGGTGCTCCCCTTGGAGTCTTAGGAGCGGCAGCGGATTGCATGGACAGATTCCAGCTGTTTAAGGATTGCTACTTCATCAACGGAATTGACTCCACGGCAACCACTCAAACCGACCTTTGCACTCTCCCGGCTTCAGCGGGCGGGATGTTGGTGTTTCGTAACTGCACCATCGTTGGTATTACAAACTATGGACATGACGCTACAACCCGTGGTCAGATTTGGGTTGACGGTGGAGCACCAGCCGCAGACACAACTATCTCTCAAACCGGAATTGCCGTTGCTCCGGCTAAATAAGGGTGAACCATGATAAAGATCAAGCCGAGTCATCGTGGTTTGCTTCACAAGAACCTGAAGGTCAAGATGGGGGAGAAAATCCCCCTCTCGGCCTTGATGAAGGCGAAAGGCTCCTCGAATCCTGCGATGAGGAAGCGAGTAACCTTCGCCTTAAACGCAAGGAAGTGGAATCACTAAAGCTGAGGCCCGCGTTTCGGCACACGGCTTAAACCGCGCTGGAAGCATTATGCGGGCCTTATTCTTGGAGGATGGTTGAATAAAATAACTTCTCAATGGGTTGCTGACAAATCACTGAGATTGCTCAAAAAGGATTTGATACACAGTAACCATAACTCTAAGAAAAATAAAAACAACTCAGAGGTTCACTAGGTAGTATACATGCTCTATTTGGACTTAAAGCAATTTAGAAAAGATATGGGTTTGATGAACAAATCAACATTCTCCGAAACATACTTGTCCCCAGCCATGAAATCACTGAGCAATAAAATGAAGACAGGTAAGGGAATTGTAGCTTTTTATGAGCTTGAGCTTCCTCCTAAGCCTGGTGTTATTTTTAGAGCAACAGATAAAAAATCGGGGGCCAGTATTAGATTTAGCACGCTGTACGATGTCCACAAAGACCTTATGGGTGGACGTTTTGATGTTGGATGTCTGGAGGCATTGTGAAAGTGGCTAATGGAAGTTTAGTCTTAATAAATCATTGGAAGCCTTGCGATGGCCCAACGTATACTTTTAATCTGTTGGGAGGTTTTTGGAGCAATGGAAACTTCGGTATAACCATATTCAACTTTCAACTTCAATGGATTGCTTTTGATTTTCTCCAAAGACCATGGAAATGGACGGAGGCATAATGGAAGCACAAAAAAAATTCAGAGACTCAGAAACACTCAAACTAGCAGCAGAAATAAATGATTTTGTCAGGAGCAAAACTAGCAATCCTATAGTTGCCGAACTTGCCTTGCAGGCAGCGCACATGACCATATCATATGTGAAGTGGCCTGAATCTGAGGATGAGCAGAAATCGTAGGCATAATGGATTACGTTCTTAAACCCTTGGAAGACAGGATAGTAGTAGAGCCTATTCCGCTTGAGCCTGTGTCTAAGACAATTACTCTAGTCGAGCTTGGTGATAAAGGCCCAGCCCGTAGGGGAGTGGTTAAAGCAGTGGGGCCGGGGAAGTGGGTTGAGTCCTGCGCCAAGAAAGGCGTGTATGTCCGCAGGAAGCCGGAGGTACGCGAGGGTCAGATCGTGCAGTTTGGCCCTTACTCGATTGATGGAGAATGGGACGGACTGTGTGTGATTCGGGAGATGGATATTCTGGTGATTGAGAAAGCTAACGAGGATGAGAAGGTATTTCTCGCTCGCGCTTTGGCTCGCTTCAAGTTAGCGGCTGAGTCTGAGTCTGAGTTCCGTCGAGTGGCGATGGAAGATATTAAATTCTCCATTGGTGAGCAATGGCCTTCAGACATCGTAAGCGATAGGCAGACTCAGGGTAGACCATGCCTGGTCATGAATAGAATTCCGCAGAACCTCAAGATTGTCTCGAATGACTACCGACAACAGAGAGCAGCGATTCAGGTTAACCCAGTAGGAGATGGAGCGGATGTAAAGACAGCGGAGATTCTTCAGGGAACCGCACGTCACATCGAAGTAAATAGCAACGCTGATGTGGCATATGAGAACGGCTTTGAATCCATGCTGCGTTGCGGAGTTGGGTTTTGTAGGGGTGTTACAAGATACGTCCCTGGCTTAGAAGATGGACAGGATATTTTCATTCTGCCGATAGCTAATCCTTTGAGTGTCTATTCAGACCCGTCAGGATGGAAACTTGAAGGGTACGATCCTTTGTGGGCTTTTGTGGTGGAAGATATTCCGCTGGAAGAATACAAACTACTTTATCCTGAATCCAAAGTGGCAACAGCCATTGAATACGGCTCTACCGGAGACGCACAATCGGGCTGGATGGGGGACAAGTACGTTCGAGTAGCAGAATATTTCTACATCATCGAAGAAGCAGGCAAAGAGTCTGGAGTTGGAAGGCAAGTCACAAGCCGGAAAGTCAAATGGGCTAAGATTAACGCCGAAGAGATTCTTGACAGGCGGGACATGAACGACAATATGATTCCTCTGTTTCCTTTCCTTGGTGAAGTGGTGGAGATTGACGGAGTACGCCATGTTGCTGGGATGGTGAGGTACATGAAAGACCCCGCCCGGATGTATAACTATTGGGTTTCTGCGGCTACAGAGATGATTGCTCTAGCCCCTAGACCTCCTTGGCTTGTGGTAGCAGGGTCTACGGAAGATTTCCAGGATCAATGGCAACAGGCTAATCGTAGAAATATGGCTGTACTGCCTTATAAGCCCATCTCAATCAATGGGACTCTAGCTCCTCCTCCAGAGAGAATTGACTACGAGCCTCCTATTCAGGCAATTCAAGCCATGACAAGGCAGGCGGACGCAGATTTGAAGTATACCAGCGGGATTAACGCTGCAACTCTTGGTGATCCTGAATCTGAGAGGTCTGGTAAGGCTATTTTACTTAGGCAGAAGCAATCGAGCATTACTAACGTCAACTGGTCGGACAATGCTTCGAGAACGATTCGACAAGTTGGCCGCTGGATGATTGACAAGATTCAGAAAACTTACGATATTCCGAAGATTCAGAGGATTATAAATCCTGACGGTACAGTACGTCATGTCATCACTCACGCCGGGGCAGAGCAAGAAGCTGTAGCTAAGAAGATGCAGACCGAAGAAATCAAGGAAATCTACAACATCGGTCTAGGAACTTACGACGTAGTCGTAACTACCGGGCCATCCTACGATTCCAAGCGTCAGGAAGCCGTGGCGTCTCAATTAGCCCTGCTTCAGAGCTTCCCTCAGTCTGCGCCTATTCTCGGTGATTTGATTGTCAGGAACATGGACTGGCCGGGCAAGGATGAGATGGCGGACAGACTCAAGAAAGCCCTGCCTCCTCAGTTCCAGGATGAAGGAAACGACGATCCTAAAGCCCAACTTCAGCTTGCTCAGTCTCAATTACAGCAATTAAGCCAGCAACATGAACTTCTGGTTCAACAGTTGAATAAGCTGACTGAAGAAAGAAACTCGAAGATGATTGAGAACGAGACGAAGCTGAAGATTGCACAGATTGACGCTGATAAAGACGTAGCAGTGGCGGAAATCAGCACGAAGGCTAACATTCTGAGCGAGAGAATCAGTGCTTTAGAAGAATTGCAGGCTCAATTCCACGAACAGGCTCACGAAGCTGCGATGTCGGCCCAACAGCATAATCAGGGACAAGAAGTAATGGCGCAACAACAGGCAGCACAGCAAGAGAGCGAACAAAATCAACCACAGGAGGCTTAATGTACGCAAAAGTAGAAGATATTCCCGATTTGGTTGGAGAGGGGACGGAAGGCGAAGAAGTCAAGGTTCCCGTTGAGACACCGGAGCCTCCTAAAAAAGAGGAGGAAGCCAAGAAGCCTGAAGTTGAAGCCAAAGAAGAAGAGAAGGCAAAACCTAAAGGCGGCTTCCAGCGAAAGATTGACCGCCAGCACAAAGAGATTAAAGAACGCGATGAGAGAATCGCTGCCCTGGAGGCTCAACTAGCAGGGAAAGAGGTTCCACGTGAAACATCGGACGATGAGCCGAAGGAAACTGACTTCGCAGAATACAAGGACTATGTAAAAGCCGTGACTCGATGGGAACTGCGTCAGGAAATGAAGCGGGCAGAGGAAGAAGAAACTGAAACTTCACAACAGGAGCACGCGAAAGAGACTTTCGAGAAATACAACGAGCGTTTGGCTCAAGCTGAAGCTAAGTACGATGATTGGGATGAAATGGTAGAGGTCGCTTCGGGCATCACGATTCCCCAATCTGCCCAAGTCTGCATCATTGAGGCTGAAAATGGGCCTGATGTTGTATATTATCTTGCCAAGAATCCTGAAATGGCTAAAAAACTAGCTGAAATGTCTGATGCCCGTCAAGCGGTGGAAATAGGTCGAATCAGCGCCAAACTCGAAGGTAGTGAGGTAAAGGAAGAAGCTACCAAGAAGCCCAAGAGCAATGCTCCTCCTCCGATTGACCCGGTTGGTGGTCATGCAAGATCAGAAGTTAATGTTGACAATGAATCTATTGAGGATTACATTGTGCGTAAGAACAAGGAGGCAAGAGAAGCAAGGAGATTCTAAGTTAGTGCCTCATGGCGGGCGTCGTACACCCTGGGGGGCCGACAGGCTCCGGTAAACGCACTATCCGGGGCAGTTTCTCACTGCCAGAACCAGCGTCTCGTGTCGGAAACGAGCAATTCTCAACGCTTGGATACCAAGCGGACATTCCGATAAAGGAGACGTTGAATGGCAAATACACTTCTTACAATCTCACAAATCACCAATGAGGCTTACCGCCTGCTGGTGAATAACCTCGTTTTCACGAACCGTGTGAACCGAAGTTATGACGACCAGTTTGGTCGCGGCGGGGCGAAGATTGGCGATACGCTGAATATCCGTATCCCTGTTCGCTTCGTCAATACTCAAGGTCAAGGACTTCAGCTTCAGGACTTGACTGAATCGAGCGTCCCTGTGGTTCTGACTACTCAGTATCAACGGGCGTTCGTGTACTCTTCGGTGCAAGCCAAACTCTCAGTTGATGACTTCTCGAACCGCTTCCTGAAGCCCGCGATTGCGAGCATGGCGAACCAGGTGGATGAAGATGGTTTGTCTCTCTGGCAGACTGTCTACAACGTGG